ACAAGTTTCACAAAAAAAGGCAGCCAGGGCATTACCCTAAAACCGCCGATCTAGCCTTTGACCCTAGGTGTGTACACCACCAAGTCACTACGTTGGTGGGTATAGCACACGTCCAGGGTCAAAGTCAAGCTTTTGATCCTTTGACCCTAAATGACCCTAGGGTCAAAAAAAGGGTCAAAAAGGGTCAAGATGTTTCACGGCGCTGCAATAGAGCAAAGGATGCAATCTTATCTAACAAAATCCACCCTTTGTTGTCGTACGTTTCAATGATCCCTGCGGTGATAAGCGCACCTATTAGTTTGTCCTGATAGGATGGGTTTATCATGTTTCGGATGGTACGTTCCGCGTGCCCGTCCATCTCTAGTTTGGCCTTAAGTGCATCCCTGGAGATATAAGCAAGGCCATCGCGGTCTTCCGCACCGCATGCCCACCACGCCGTCTCGAATGACTTTTGGTGCTTCTTTATGGGGCTATCTTTCTCTGCCTTGGCTACCCGCTCGACATCATCAGGAACGGCCACGCAAGTGGTGGCGACCCTTCCGAACTTGGTGGTGCCGATTTCGATGATGTCGAGCTTGAAGAGAATGTCGTCGCCTTTTCCGGGCAGCTCGCGCTGCTTGGTGATGGTGGCTCGGCGTCCTGTTTCGTCGGAGACCACCTCGATCTCGGTGTCAATATGCGCCCGTATTCCGCTCCATCCACGGGCACCGGCTGCGGCATTTTTGCCGTTGTGATGGATTATGACCATGGCCGCGCCGGTTTCTTTGGCAACAGCGTCGAACCGAGCCATAACTGGTCCCATGTCGCTGCCTCGATTTTCGTCTGCCCCGGCTGACATGCGGGCCAGGGTGTCGCCGATTATCATCATGACTGGTGCGCCGGTCTGATCCTCGACAACGCGAACAAGCTCAATCACGTCCTGGGCATCGCCGTCTCCCTCGTAAAAATTGATCGGCACTTGGACGATGACGAGATGTTCAAGGCTCCATCCAGTATGGCGCTTTAGAGCCTGGACGCGGGTGCGGACGCTGCTAGGGCTTTCGGTCGCCAGATAAACTACTACACCACGATCTGTCTGCCTGCCGAACCATGACGCCCCCTCGACCACGGCGGCGGCAAGGGAGAGCGCCAGGAAGGTCTTTCCGCTGTTGCTGTCGCCGTAGATCACCGTCTGGGACCCGATGACAATAAGGCCCTCGACCAATTCGTTGGGGACGGCGAAGTCGGTGCCGAGCTGATTTCCAAACACGGCGTCCAGCTTGGCGATGATGTCAACCCCGGTGACCGGCGGCTGAAGCAACCCCTTCAAATCCTTGCCCGCTTGGCGGAAATCGTTCGCATCGCCTTCGATGGGCGGGACCACGATGCGAGCGCCGTACTTGGCGGCGGCTTGCTCCGCGTATCGCTGCCCGACGCCGGAAGCGTCGTTGTCGGCGACGATGATGATGGGCTTGACCGGGCCGTGGATTTCTCGCATGGCGGCCAAGGCGGGGACGAGGTTGCTGGCTGAGTAGGCGACAATGCAGAGATTGCCGGTTTCCTCGTGGATAGTGGCGGCGGTGGCGAAGCCTTCCGCAATGTAGATGGTGCTGTCGTCGGTGCCGACCGACCAAAACTTCCCGCCGGTCGCTCCACCGGGGTGGTACTTTTTATCTCCATCGTCCGATATGTATTGCAGGCTGCTGATGGTCCCGTCCGGGCTGTAGAGCGGGAGCATAAGCCGACCGTCTCCCGTGACGCGGGCGCAATGGACGCCGATACCTTTCCTGGCCAGATAGGGATGATCGGGAGATGCCGCCATGCCATCGGACCATATCTTGTCAACCACGGTTGACGCTGTCTCGCGGGTCCGCTCAAGCTCGGCATCACGAGTGGCCTTGGCCTCTGACATTCGGCGGGTGAATGCCATTTCCTCGGCTGGGGTGAATGACCGCGATAAGGTAGCGCGCCAAGTCTTTTCGGTGCCAGATCGCCAATCCCCGAAGCGACCGGCGGGGATGCCATCACCGAATGCGACGTACCACGCGCTTAGGTCTTGGCGCTTTCCGGTGTTGAAACGGTGCAACTTGCCATCGAAATGGATGGTCTTTGGTGGGTCCAACCCCTCGCGGCGCATGGCGTCTTGAAGCTGAACCTCCGGCGGCTCAACGAAAGGCTTATCAACCGGCGGAGTGTAGACGAACGGCCCGCCGAATATGTTGGTGATGTCAGCCATGATTGGCCCTCATGTTGAAAAGGCGGCGAACTACATAGCCTCTCACGATGGATATCACCGTGTAAATGGCGGTGACCCCGATGTTCTCGCCGAGGGTCAGGGGCCAGCCGAATGCAGGGAACACCACCGCCCCGGCGGCTAGCGATACGCCAAAGCCTATGGCGGTGCTGGTGACGGCCTCAAGGGCGGACATGCGCCTTGACTGCATCATGCCCCTCGGCAGGCATCAGCCGCCAGCTTTCGGATGGCGTCGATCACTGCCGGATCATCCGGCACCCATACCCTTATCTGCCTCTGACCAAGCGCAATGCGCTTGGCCTCGGACTTTCTGACGCTTTCGGTCGTGGTCATTTCTTCCACCTCTTTGCAGTCGTCGGGTTATCGCAGTCACGGTGCATCCGCGTATTGTTTTCGAGCCAGACAAAGCCGTATTTGACGCAGCCCTTGCGTTCCTGTGGTTTGGCGATCACCCCCCGCGCCTTTGCGGCGGCCAGGGCGGCAGAGTGGCATTTGCCCTGCCGGTGAAACACAAATTGCCCTTCCGTCCCGATATGGACGTAATCCGCTCCGACTTGGTTTAGTTGGGCGATCCAAGGTTCCGGTGTGTGATTGGTGGTCATCATTCAATCTCCTATCACGCTATCCAATGCCCCAACATTACGCCGTAACATCGCCCCACGGCAACCCCAAAAATATCCGTTGCGGATTATTTTTTCTGTCGCTATGGTTCTCTCATAGCCCAACCGGAATTGACCGACAGGGTGAAAATTGGAGATGTTGATCTTTCTCTTTGGATTTGCCATATTAACGTATGGCAAAACAGGAGAGTTAGATGTCGATGCCGATTAAAGACTTGAGCGGTCATGTGTTTGGGAAACTAACTGTTGTCGAGATTGATAACAGCGGGTTTAGGCCGATCAGGTGGCTGTGCCGATGCGAATGTGGGAACACAGCACTGATAAGAAGTTCAAACCTTTTAAAACAAGACGGGACGAAATCTTGTGGATGCAAAGTTTACGACAAACGAGGCCCAAGGCCAGATTTGACGGAAAGAAACATTAAAAATGCAAAATACATAAAAAGTTCTAAAAGAACATTGTCAACGTGGAAATCAATGACCAGCCGATGCAGTAACGAAAAGGACAAAGACTATAAAAATTATGGGGGCCGAGGAATAAAGGTGTGCGAAAGATGGTCGTCATTTTTTAATTTTCTCGATGATATGGGAGAGCGCCCGAAGGGGATGACAATTGACAGGATTAATACAAACGATGATTACAAGCCGGAAAATTGCAGATGGGCAACCCCTCTGGTTCAAGCCAATAACAGGAGAGATAATCAATATGTTGAATATAATGGGGAAGTGAAAACAGTCAGGCAATGGGCTGAAAGCTCATCTGTTGAATACAAAACCTTGCTATACAGAGTTAAGGCCGGATGGAATTTCCACGAAGCCATCACAACACCATCACTAATCAGGAGGAAGTAATGGCTATTAATTTAAAAAGAACAGGAGGAAGCCAAAGTTATATTGGCATTTTGGTTTATGGCCAAGCTGGCGCGGGAAAAACTTCCCTCATCCGCACCTTGCCGAACCCGGTGATCTTGAGCGCCGAAAGCGGCCTGCTGTCCATCGCGGACGCCGAGATGCCCTATATCGAGATCGATAGCATCGAGACGCTGCGCGAAGCCTATCTCTGGCTCACGCAGTCGGACGAGGCCAAGGGCTTTGAAAGTGTGGCCTTGGACAGCATTTCCGAAATCGGCGAAGTCTGCCTTGCCGGCGAAAAAAAGACGGCAAAGGACCCACGCCAAGCTTATGGGGCCTTGGCCGAGACGATGGGAGAAATCATCCGCGCCTTTCGTGACCTCCCCAATCGGCATGTTTATTTCTCTGCCAAGGTGGAAAAGACCCAAGACGATATGGGGCGGATTTTGTACGCTCCGTCCATGCCGGGGTCAAAGGTCGGTCAAAGCCTGCCTTACTTCTTTGACGAAGTTATGGCCTTGCGCCTTGAGCGCGATGCCGAAGGCGTCATTCAGCGCGGCTTGATGACGGAAAGCGATGGGCTTTGGCAAGCCAAGGACCGCAGCGGCAAGCTCGATCCTTGGGAGGCCGCAGACCTCGGCGCGATCATCACCAAGATCAGGGGGGAGTGATGTCTACCAATATCTATCAAGAATGGATCGACGCCAAGGAGGTCGAGCGCGTGGCTGTTGATCGTCGCCGGGCCATCGAGGATCAGCTTTCGGAAAAGATCGGATCCACCGAAGAAGGCACCGTTACCTTCAAGGCCGCAGGGTACGTCATAAAATACACGGTCAAAATGAACCGCACGGTGGACGGCGACAAGCTCCAAGAGATCGCCACCGCCAATGGGCTGGATGCCTATCTCAGCACCCTTTTCCGGTGGAAGCCGGAATTGAATCTGAAAGCCTGGAAGGGTACCACCGAAAATATCACCAAGGCCCTGGCCGAGGCGATCACTACCAAGCCGGGACGGCCCGGTTTCGACATCAGCAAGGAGGAAATCTAAATGGCTTTTCTCGGACAGGAATTCTCCCGCGACGAACTGCCTTCGGGCGGTACTTTCGAGCCTTTGCCGGAGGGCTGGTACAACGTGACCATCGTCAACGCCGAGGTGAAGACCACCAAGGCCGGGACCGGGCAGTTCATCGCGCTTCGCATGGACGTTACCGGCCCGACGCACCAGGGTCGGGTGATTTTCTCGAACCTGAACATCAACAACCCGAACCCTAAGGCTGAAGAGATCGGACGCCAGCAGCTCAACCAAATCATGGGCGCTACGGGACTTCCGACCGTTCGTGACAGTGACCAGCTCATCGGCGGGAACGTTGCGGTCAAGCTGGCGATCAAGGTTGAGGGCGAAGACAAGAAAAACGAGGTGAAGGGCTTCAAGGCGATCAGCGGCAGCGCCCCGCCTGCGCCGATGCAGCAGACGGCTCAGGCTCCCGCCGCCACCGGCAAAGCCGCCCCGCCGTGGGCGAAGAAGTAAGGAGGGTGGGGGCGAAATCCCCCATTTTTTTGTCGATGACCACCATCCCCGAACCCCAGCACTCCATTGCGGCGATGATCGACGCGGCTCATGAGGCGGTGTCGGACAAGCCACGCCTGCACCTGGGTGCCAGCATCCTCGGCCACCATTGTGATCGGTGGCTCTGGCTGTCTTTTCGCTGGGCCGTCATTGAGAAATTTCCAGGACGCATCCGCCGCCTGTTCCGGCGCGGCCACAACGAAGAGGCATGGATCGTCGCCGACTTGAAAATGATCGGCATTGAGATCGGTGCTACGGAGGGCGAGCAGACCTATTTGAAGCTTGGCGGGCATATCGGAGGCTCGACTGACGGCGTCATTGAAAGCGGAGTGCCGGACGCGCCGTATAAAAAGCATGTTGCCGAGTTCAAGACGCATTCCAAAAAATCATGGGATGAAGTGGCGACCAAGGGCGTCAAGTCGGCGAAACCCATGCACTATACCCAGATGCAGCTTTATATGTACGGCACACAGATCGACCGGGCGCTTTATGTCGCCGTCTGCAAGGACGATGATCGCATCTATACTGAGCGGGTGCGCTATGACAAAGACCACGCAGAGAAGGCATTGGCGCGGGGCAATCGCATTGCAATGGATGATCGACTTCCGCCGCCTTGCTCGACTGATCCAAGCTGGTATCAATGCAAGTTCTGCGCTGGGCATGAGTTCTGCCATTCGACAAACCTGACCAAGGA